ACTAAAATCCAAAAATTAAGTAACATCATTCACCAGAAGACTTTAAGAGGTGGAGCAAACTTCTTAGTATGTTCTCCTTCTGTAGGTACTATCCTAGAATCTATTCCAGGATTTGCTGCTGATACTGATGGCGATGCTGCAAAAGCAACTTATGCATTTGGTGTTCAGAAAGTTGGTTCATTAAACGGAAGATATAAAGTTTACAAGAACCCTTACATGAAATCTAACGTAATGTTATTAGGATTCAGAGGATCTCAATTCTTGGAAACTGGTGCTGTATTTGCTCCATATATTCCATTAATCATGACTCCACTAGTATACGATCCAAATACCTTCACACCACGTAAAGGATTATTGACTCGTTACGCTAAGAAAATGGTTAGACCAGAATTCTACGGAACAATTGATATCGCAGGTTTAGACACTATATAATAGATCTATAACCAAGATTAAATAAAATTAGGCCGAACGTTAGTTCGGCCTTTTTTTTTCATATTTATAATAAAATCGTTTAACATGAATATACCAATTTACGATGGATGTCCACAATGGACAGATGGAGCGGTGCCTTTTGGGTTTTATAATGGTGATGACCAATTTAAAACTGACGCAGTTAAAGTAGCAAAATTTTGTGCTGCAAGATTAGGTTATCCTTTAGTAGATATCGAATTACAATCTGGATCGTTTTTTACTGCTTTTGAAGAAGCTGTAACAACATATGGTAATGAATTATACGCGTATAAAATACGAGATAATCAATTATCAATCGAGGGGTTAACCACTGGGTCAAACTTGAACCAAGCGCTTATAACACCGAGTTTTGAACCAATAGTTAGATTAACTGAACAATATGGTGAAGAAGCAGGCAGTGGAGGTAATGTGCCTTATTATTCAGGATCATTCCATTTAACATCAAGCCAACAAGATTATTCATTTCAAACTTTTATGACCCAAAGTGGTTATACTGGTTCTGAATATCAACATGGAATTGAAATTAAAAGAGTATTTTATCAAGAACCTTACCCAGCATCCTCACGTTATTTAGATCCTTATAATGGATTTGGATTTGGTGGTGTATTAGCTGCTGGAGTAGCAGGTATAGGTGGATTTGGAGATGGTTTAGGATATTTAATGGCCCCTTTAAATTATGATTTACAGGTAATACAACAAATAGAAATGAATCAAATGATTAGAATGAATAACTATTCATTTGAAATCAGAGCAGATAAATTAAGAATATTCCCTATTCCAAACTTTAATAATATTCCTTCTGGGTCAACAGGACCTCAAATATGGTTTGAATATATTTTAAGAGATGAAAGAATAGCAACATCAGTTAAACAAACACCTGATAGAGTTACAAATGTATCTAATGCTCCATATGAAAACCCAACATATGAATTTATCAATTCAGTAGGCAGACAATGGATATTTGAGTATACATTAGCATTAGCTAAAGAAATGTTAGGTTACGTTAGAGGTAAATATAGTACAGTTCCTATTCCTAACGCAGATGTAACACTTAATCAAGCAGATTTATTAGGAGCGGCTACAGCAGAAAAAACAGCATTAATCGAAAGATTAAGAACTTATTTTGATGAAACATCAAGAATGGCTTCTTTAGAAAGAAGAGCTAATGAAGCAGATTCTAAAATGAAAGAATTACAACAAGTCCCTTGGACTATTTTTATAGGATAATATGGCAATGTTTACAGGAGTCAGAGATTGGTCTCTGATGCGAAATTTTAATAGAGAGGTTATGGGTAATATTATTACTCAACAATGCGCTATCTACCAATTTAAATTAGAAGAAACTAAAGTTAATATCTATGGCGAAGCCGCTGAAGAAAAATATTATGATGGTCCTTTTCTATTTAATGTTTTAATGGATAGAGGTGATCAAGACTTTTCTTTAAATAATGAGGGTGTACAATTTGATCAAAGTATTAATTTTTACTTCCTAAGAGATGATTTAGTTGAAAAAGACGTGGTGCCTCGAGTAGGAGATATTATATTATTCGAAGAAGGGTACTATGGAGTTCAAAGTACAATTGCTAACCAATATTGGGGAGGTAAAAATCCTGAATATCCTAATAATGATTCTGATGGAACACCAAACCCATTGAATCCAGGATTAGAAAAATTTGGTAATAATGTTTCAATATTAGTATCGACATATTATATACCAGCAGATAAAGTAGCAATTTCTCCTAATATAGAAAGAATGTAATGGCAAAACCAAGAAAACCAATACCAAAATATCAATTAACCTTAAGTGAAGGCAAACATCGTGCTTTTGAAGGTTTTGAAGATAGAGGGATTCAAACAAATCCTAATGATGCTATTATGCCTGTTAATCCCAATTATCAAGATACAGGAATAGCACAAAATAGATCATCTCAAATGAGTATGAAAGATGATACTACAAAACAATATTCTGTTGGTATAAAAGATATTGATGAAGCTATATTTTATTACTTTAAAAATCAAATAAAACCATTTGTATATCAAAATGGTCAACGTAGAGAAGTACCAGTAATATATGGTGCTCCTGAAAGATGGAAATCATTTCAACGTGATGGATATTATAGAGATAAAAAAGGTGCTATTATGTTACCTATTCTTGTACTTAAAAGAGATTCTTTATCAAAAGATAGAACAGTAGCAAATAAATTAGATGCAAACCAACCTAATTTATACGGTAAATGGTCTAAACAATATAGTCCAAAAAACTTTTATAGTAATTTCGGTACTTTAAATAACAGAAAACCTGTTGAAAAATTCCATGTTGTAGCACAGCCAGATTATGTTACAATGGAATATAGCTGTATAATTCAGACATATTATATGGAACAATTAAATAAAGTAATAGAAGCATGTGAATACGCTTCAGATGCTTATTGGGGAATGCCTGAAAGATTTCAATTTAGAGCATTTATAGATACATTTACTACAGCAACTGAATTAACTCAAGGTAAAGATAGATTAGTTACTGGTACTTTTAATATTAGATTAAGAGGATACATACTACCAGATACAATACAAAAAGAATTAAATGCTACTAAAGTATATAATTCAAAAGCTAAAATTACTATTAACGCAGAAGCAGTTAGTGATATAGAGGATGCAGGTCAACCATTAAAAAACCCAACTGACGATCATAGAAAAAGAAGTTAGAAATATTTACAATAAATGTATTTTTCTAATTACTTATATATATTTATAATAAACATTTACAAATTATGAAATTAGTGAAAAAGTTATCAAAAGAAGAAGTTGCAACTTTAACAGAATATCAATTAGAAACCAATAAATTAGTTGGTTCAATAGGACAAATTGAATTACAACTAGATTTATTAAAAGAGAATAAAGCAAAAATATTAAGCGATTTCAAAATACTATCAGAAAAACAACAAAAAACTGCTAAAGAAATGCAGGAAAAGTATGGTGATGGTAATCTTGATTTAGAAAAAGAGGAATTTATACCACTAAAATAGTTTTTTGAGGTAATTCTTAATATTTATAATAAAATAAACAATTATAATAACATAAGCAATGGCAGAAACATTAATATCTCCAGGTGTATTAGCAAGAGAAAATGATCAGTCGTTTATTGGTGCAAGACCAGTTACGTTTGGCGCTGCAATAATTGGAGCAGCAGTTAAAGGACCAGTCAATATCCCAACAGCGGTATCTACATTTTCACAATATGAAGCTATTTTTGGTGGAGCAGTAGAAAGCGGTTCCCAATACTACACTTATTTAAACTCAATAGCAGCAAGAAATTACTTTGCAAATGGTGGTGAATCATTATTAGTAACAAGAGTCGTTACAGGTTCATTTACTTCAGCATTTACTTCAGGTAGTGCCGCAGGACCAAATGAAAGTGGTATTATGGCTAATGCTTGGCAAGACAACGCAGCTACTCAGTATCAAAAACAATCTTTTGTATTAAAAACTATTTCTGAAGGGGAACTTATGAACAGTTTCAGCCCAGTAACAGCTAATGGTTCTCTACCAAGTGGATCAGCTGATAACTTAAGATGGGAAATAGCTACAACAAATACATCATCTGGACAATTTTCATTACTAATTAGAAGAGGTAATGATATCAACAACCAAAAAGCAATATTAGAGACTTATAATAATCTTTCAATGGATCCAACAGCACCTAACTATATAGGTAAAGTAATTGGAGACACATACTTTACAGTAGAAAGTGATGGACCAGATTATTATGTAAAAACAAATGGTAATTACCCACGTAGAAGTGCTTATGTTTATGTAGAAAGCGTTGGTACACCAACACCTCAATATTTCAATAATGATGGTTCAGTAAAACCACAATTTACAGGAAGTTTACCATTAGTAGGATCAGGTTCATTTGCAGCCGCTACAGGTAAAAATATTGAAAACAATGATGCTAAATTTAATGAAAATATCACTGCAGCAAACATTCAAGGAATTGCACCAGCAGGATATACTCAAACAATTGCATTATTAAATAATAAAGATGATTATCAATTTAATGTAATATCTGCTCCTGGATTAAATGGAGTTGATCATGGTACTCAAGTTAATTCTTTAGTAGCATTAGCTCAAAACAGAACAGATTGCCTTGCAGTAATTGATTTAATAGGATATAATTCATCAGTTAACCAAGTAACAACACAAGCTTCTTCATATGATACTTCATATGCCGCTGCTTACTGGCCATGGTTACAAACGATCGACGCGGTTACTGGACAAACAGTTTGGGCGCCAGCTTCAACGTATATCCCCGCAGTATATGCATTTACAGACGCATCAGCTGACCCATGGTTCGCACCAGCAGGTTTAGTTAGAGGTGCTTTAGGAAGTGTAGTAAGAGCAGAAAGAAAATTAACATCAGGAAACAGAGATACTTTATATGAAGCAAATGTTAACCCAATAGCTACATTCCCAGGAAGTGGAGTTGTAGTATTTGGACAGAAAACATTACAGAAAAGAGCAAGTGCTTTAGATAGAGTAAATGTACGTAGATTATTAATAGCACTAAAATCTTATATTGTACAAGTATCAGATGGTTTAGTATTTGAACAAAATACAAACTCAACAAGAAATAACTTCTTGGCACAAGTTAACCCATACTTAGAATCAGTACAACAAAGACAAGGATTATATGCGTTTAAAGTAGTAATGGATGCTTCCAATAATACACCAGACGTAATCGATAGAAATGAGCTAGTAGGCCAAATTTACTTACAACCAACTAAAACAGCGGAATTTGTAATTCTAGATTTCAACGTTTTACCAACTGGAGCAACATTTCCTGAATAAAAACAAAAGAATAGAATATTTATAATAAAATAAACAACAATGGCAGTATTAGACCCGAACGAAATATTTTATACAGCATTTGAACCAAAGCAACAAAATAGGTTTATCCTATATGTTGACGGGATTCCTTCATACCAAATAAAAGGTATGGGAGCTGTTTCATTAACCCAAGGTACAGTTCAATTAAACCATATTAACGTTGCAAGATACGTTAAAGGTAAAACACTTTGGAATACAATTCAAATGACGTTATTTGATCCAATTACACCATCAGGTGCGCAAGCATGTATGGAATGGGTTAGATTACATCATGAATCAGTAACAGGTAGAGATGGATATAGTGATTTCTATAAGAAAGATTTAACTATGAACGTATTAGGACCTGTAGGTGATATCGTATCTGAATGGATTATCAAAGGTGCATTAATTACAGAAGCTAACTTCGGTGATTACAGTTGGGATAATGAAAGTGCTGCTGTAGAATTACAATTAACAGTACAACCAGATTACTGTATACTAAACTTCTAAAAAAGAAATTACCCCTCCTTTTTTTTAAAATAGCTTGGCTTCGGTCAAGCTTTTTTTTATATTGTATATGTATAATAAACGTTATTAATTAAATAAAGTATATGAGCGAATTTAAATTCCCAACCGAAGAGGTAGAACTGCCATCAAAAGGCTTATTGTATCCAAAAGACCACCCCTTATCTAGTGGTAAAGTAGAAATAAAATACATGACTGCTAAAGAAGAAGATATTTTAACTAATCAATCTTATATTCAAAAAGGTACAGTATTAGATAAACTACTACAAGCTGTAATTGTAAATAAAGACATAAAAGTAGATGATTTATATACAGGAGATAAAAATGCTCTAATGGTAGCTACACGTATTTTAGGATATGGTAAAGATTATAAAGTTACTATTGCAGGTAAAGAAGAAGTAATAGATTTATCTGAAATAGGTAATAAAGATATAGATTATAAACAATTAGAAAATTCACAAAACTATTTTACATATAAATTAGAACATACAGGTACAGTTTTAACTTTTAAAATGTTAAATGGAGCTGATGAAAAGAAAATTGACCGTGAAATAGCGGGATTAAAGAAAATTTCTCCAAATTCCTCTTCACAACTAACTACAAGATTAAAATATATGATTACTTCTGTAGATGGTAAAGAGGAAACAAAAGATATTAGAGATTTTGTTGATAACTATTTCTTGGCAAGAGATGCCAGAGCATTTAGAGAGCATGTTAAAGGAATATCTCCGGATTTAGACATGAATGTTGTGCTCGATGGAGGGGAGGAAGTTGCAGTCCCTATTGGGCTAAACTTTTTTTGGCCTGACGCCTAATATAGCTCAAGAATATAGAAAAGTTTTATTTCAATCCATCCATAGCATAGTATTCCACGGCCAAGGAGGGTATGATTGGCATACTGTATACAATATGCCTATATGGCTACGTAAGTTTACAATGTCCCAACTAAATGATCATTACACTAACCAGAAAAAAGAAATGGAAGCAGCTAAAGCTGGAAAAAAAGGAAATAAAACTTTAGTTTCAGCTGATGGGAAAATAAACACCCCTGAATTTGCCAAAGAATCTAAAGCGTATAAAGGTAAAACAAGTTATAAATAATAATATTTATAATAAAACATTAAATGGCTAAGAATAATTTAAATGATATTAATGAGCAAATACGCCTCATTAAAAAAGAATTAGGACAATTAGACTTTAAAAAGTTTAATGATGGTCAAATTAAGGAAGCAGGTGCAGAGCTAACTAAATTAAGGAGAGAACTTAATTCTGTTAATAGTGATATTGACTACTTCGGTCAATCTTTAAAAGGTAGTATTCAAGAACTTCAAAAAGCCAATTTCGCTTTAGGCCAATCAAAAAAATCATTTAAATCGTTAGTTGGTATAGCAGAAGACTTCACTCAGGTCTTAAATGGTCAGGCAACTTTAACTGATAAAGAAATAAAAAAGAAAAAAGCCCTAGCAGCATTAGAATTTAAAAGACTAAAATATGCTGCCCAGTATGGTAATTTAGATCCTGATAAATTAGATGAAGTTAAGGCCAGAATAAAACAAGAAGAAGAGTATATGGCAGCTCTTAAAGACGTTGAAGATTTCCAAAATAAAATTAATTCTCAAGGGGGGACACGATTATTTGGAGGTTTAGAAGATATTGCTAATGCTATTCCAGGACTAAATAAATTTTCAAGTGCATTTGGTGATGCTTCTAAAGCAGCACGAGATGTAGCTATGGATAATGAAGTAAATAAAAGGATAGAAGGAGATATCTATAATGCTAAATTAAATCAAAGAAAATTAGATAAAGAAGCTTTAAAAACCGGAGATGGCTTAACTAAAGATGCAGTAAAAAGATTAGGTTTAGAAGGTAAACTTTTAGATAAAAACGGTGAATTACTCGCAGGAACTGCCGGTTCTAAAAAAGCTAATAAAATGGGGATAGGAGATGGTGATTTCTCTAAGATTGCTAAAAATGCATCAAAACCCATGAGTTCAATGATGGCGGGTATTAAAAGCTTAGGTAAAAGTCTTTTAAAATCCTTAGGCCCTCTTTATTTACTTAAAGAACTTTATGAGGCTATGAAAGGTATAGATGCAGCATCATCAAAAATGGCCAAAGAATTTGGTATGACCTATGATAGTGCACTAGCTATGAATGAGTCATTTACAAATATGGCTACTAGTTCAGGCAATATTTTTATTACTACTAAGGGGATTAGGGAAACATTTGAAGGAATAAATTCTGC